AAACCGTCCGCCTTACCATCTTTCAGCCCCGCCTTAACAATTCAAGCACCTGGGATATATCGCCCGATGCGCTTAAAACATGGGGCGAGGAAGTGTTAAAGCCAAGGGGCGCCATGGCCCTAATGGGTGCCGGAGAGTTTAAGGCCGGCAGCTGGTGCCGCTTCTGCAAGGCAAGAAACCAGTGCCGCGCCAGAGCCGAAGAGTTTCTGGCGCTGGCCAAGATGGATTTTCGCCAGCCAGCCCTTCTGTCGGACGATGAAATCGCGGAGGTCTTGAGAGTATCGGACGAATTGGCGAGTTGGGCATCCGACGTATATGCCTTTGCGCAAAACCAGGCCATTGTCCACGGCAAGGAATGGACAGGTTTCAAGCTTGTCGAGGGACGGAGCAACCGCAAGTACACAAGCGAGGACGAGGTGGCGGAAGCCGCTGCGGCCGCCGGATATACAGACATTTACAAGCGCTCCTTGGTGGCCATCACCGAGATGGAGCGGATCATGGGCAAGCAGGACTTCAACCGTATCCTTGGGCATCTGGTGTACAAGCCGCAAGGCAAAATCACTCTGGTGCCGGATTCCGACAAGAGAGAAGCCATCAATAAAACTACCGCCGCGGCGGAATTTCAGGAGGTTTAATCATGAAAAATCAATCTACCGCTACTAAGGTCATCGTACCCTGCCGTTTTTCCTATCTACACTGCTGGGAGCCGGATTCCGTTAACGGCGGCGATCCTAAATTCAGCGTTTCAGCCATCGTGCCGAAGAGCGACATCAAGACCGTGGAAGCTATCAAGGCGGCGATTGAACAGGCCAAAAAGGATTCTGTCTCCAAGTGGGGCGGCAAGGTTCCCGGCAATCTCAAAACCCCACTTCGCGACGGCGATATCGACCGCCCCGAGGACGAAGCCTACAAAGGCTGCTATTTCTTCAATGCCAACAGCCGGCAGGCTCCCCAGGTGGTGGACGGCAAAGTACAGCCCGTTCTTGACCAGAGCGAAGTGTACTCCGGCTGTTACGGTCGCATCAGCGTGACGTTTTACGGATACAACTCCAACGGCAATCGCGGCATTGCGGCAGGACTCGGCAACATCCAGAAGCTGAAAGACGGGGAGCCGTTGGGCGGCGGTCGCGCCAAGGCGGCTGATGATTTCGACACGGTCGATGAGGAAGACTTTTTGGCTTAAGAATTGTAAGGGCGGTGGGAAACCGCCGCCTTTTACATAAAAGAGGTGACTCCATGTTTTTATCATTGGATATTGAGACATATTCGGATGTGGATTTAACGAAATGCGGCGTTTACGCTTATGCGGACAGTCCGAATTTCACAATTTTGCTGCTTTCTTACGCATTCGGCGATGAGGAAACAAAAATAGTTGATTTGGCTTGTGGAGAACCGCTGCCGCGGGAAGTTATGGACGCGCTTACCGATGAGAGCGTTATAAAGACAGCCTTCAATGCCATGTTTGAAAGGACTTGCCTTTCACGATATCTGGGAATACATCTTTCGCCTGTTTCTTGGCAATGCACGGCGGTGCAGGCGGCAATGCTTGCTCTGCCGCTGTCTTTGGAAGGGGTGGGCGAGGTTTTGAATATTGAGCGGAAAAAGCTGAAAGAAGGCGCTGACTTGGTCCGGTATTTCTCCATTCCCTGCAAGCCCACCCGAACGAACGGCGGCAGGACGAGAAACCTGCCGGAGCATGCGCCGGAAAAATGGACACTTTTCAAAAGCTATTGCGTCCGAGACGTGGACGCCGAGCGGGAGATCCGGCAGAAGCTGAGAAACTTTCCAATTTCCGACATCGAGATGGAACTGTACCGACTCGACCAGGAAATTAATGACCGAGGTATTCTGGTTGATTGCGATTTGGTATCCCGCGCCGTGGAGTGCGATCTTCAATATAAGGAACTGGCAATCACTAGGGCATATGAACTGACCGGACTAAACAACCCCAACTCTGTCACACAAGTCAAAGGGTGGCTTTCCGATCATGGGGTTGAGGTAGAGAGTCTTGACAAGAAAGCGGTCAAGGGCCTTTTGCCCGAAGCGGACGGCGAAGTGTTGGAGGTTTTGAAGCTGCGGCTCCTGATGGCCAAGACCTCGGTGAAAAAATACGAAGCCATCGAGCGTTCCGTATGCTCGGACGGCAGGGTTCATGGGCTGCTGCAGTTTTACGGGGCGAACCGCACCGGGCGCTGGGCGGGAAGGCTCGTCCAGGTTCAGAACCTTCCACAGAATCATTTGCCGGACCTGGAACTGGCTAGAAACCTCATTAAGCAAAGCCGTTTTGAGGATGTGGAACTGCTCTTTGAATCCACTCCCGGCGTATTGTCCGAACTGATCCGGAGCGCCTTCGTGCCAAGGCCTGGCACCCGCTTTATCGTGGCGGACTTTTCCGCCATTGAAGCGCGAGTGCTCGCCTGGCTCTCCGGCGAGAATTGGCGCCTTGATGTATTCAGCAGCCACGGCAAGATTTACGAAGCATCGGCATCTGCCATGTTCGGTGTCCCCATTGGGGAGATCGGCAAAGGAAGCCCGCTTCGCCAGAAGGGCAAAATTGCGGAACTGGCTCTGGGCTATGGCGGTTCAGTTGGAGCCTTGACCGCGATGGGTGCGCTGGAGATGGGGCTGACAGAAGAAGAACTGCCTGTCCTGGTGAACCAGTGGCGAAGAGCCAATCCGCACATTACGAAGTTCTGGTGGGATGTGGACGCCGCTGCCATCGCGGCAGTCCAGGAAAAGAAGGCAACGGCGGTCGGTAGTGTGGCTTTTTCTTATAAGTCCGGCATCCTGTTCGTTACGCTGCCATCCGGCAGAAATTTGTCCTATATCAAGCCGCGAATGGCGATCAACAAGTTTGGCCGAGAGGGGCTGACCTATGAGGGGATCGGTGAAAACAAAAAGTGGATGCGTATCGAAACCTACGGCCCCAAGCTGGTGGAAAACATCGTCCAGGCAACGAGCCGCGACTTGTTGGCACTTGCCATGCTGCGGCTCCGCAGCCAGGGGTTTGCTATCGTAATGCATGTTCACGATGAAGCCGTGCTGGAGGTGACGGAGGGACATTCAAGCGTTGGGGAAATCTGCAAAATCATGGCGGAGGCTCCGGGCTGGGCGGCTGGCCTTCCGCTTAGAGCCGATGGGTATGAGTGCGGCTTCTATAAAAAGGATTAGGGGGTGATTGTCTTGGGAATCAGCAAATACAATGCGGAAGGTTATTATGACCCGACCGCCTACGAGGGCATCCGCCGGGCGGAAGCGGATGCCGGAAAGCTAAAGATCGTTTATCCCGCTGGATATATGGAACTGAACCTGGAAGGCTTCTTTCCCTGCCCTTTGGATAAAGCCAGGAAGGTCTTTTCCTTGATTTACAGATACTCGCCGGAGCCGGAAAAGGACAGGCTGCTTGCTTTCCTGCGCAGACTGGAGAAAAGGTATTTTGCCCAGATGCAGGAGTATGCCAATGAAGCGGCAGACTATCCGGCAAACTCAGACAAGTGGCGCGAGTATACCGTGAAGTTTAAGGAAGCGATGCGGTTCCGACAAAGAACCGCAAAAAATATAGAACTTTTTATTGCAGGGAGGGACGGCAAATGAAAATCAGGCTTTCTACTGGCAATTCACGTACAGACAAACGCTGGAATCTGGCCGAAATGGAACTGGATGAGTTCCGTGAACGGATTTCCGCCACGCGCAGAACCGCGGAGACGATGGAGCAGTACAAAAAACTCAGCAAGGCCAGACAGGATGATATCAAGGATGTGGGCGGGTTTGTCCTAGGAACGCTGAAGGGCGGCAGACGGAAAAAGGATTGCGTCCTCACGCGCTCAGGACTGTGCCTTGATATGGACTACGCGCTGCCGGATATCATCGACCAGATCGAGATGTTCTGTTCCTTCAAGTGCTGGCTTTACTCCACCCATAAGCACACACCGGAAAAACCCCGACTTCGCCTTATTATCCCGCTTGCCCGCGAGGTATCGCCGGATGAGTACTCTGCAGTGGCAAGGAAAGTAGCAGAGGAAATTGGCATTGAACTTTTTGACGACACCACCTACGAACCGAGCCGCTTGATGTACTGGCCGTCCACCTCCGCGGACGGGGAGTTCGTGTTCCGCGAGGTTGACGGAGAGATTCTCAATCCCGACGAGGTGCTCGTAAAATACACTGACTGGCGCAACTCGGCGCAGTGGCCTGTGTCCAAGCGACAGCAGACCGTGGTGCAGCGCGAGTTCAAGAAGCAAGCCGATCCCCTGGAAAAGCAGGGAGCGGTGGGCGCGTTCTGCCGCGCCTACTCCATGACGGATGCTATGGATACCTTTCTTGCTGATGTATATCGAAAAAGCGCCATGCCAGGACGCTACGACTATATTCCGGCAGACAGCCAGGCGGGCGTGGTCATTTACGAGGATAAATACGCATACAGCCATCATGCCACCGACCCGGCGTGCGGAAAGCTGATGAACGCCTTTGACGCGGTGCGGATTCACAAATTCGGAGAACTGGATGCCAAGGCGGATGAGGACGCCGATTCCGCCAAGCTGCCTTCCTTTAAGGCCATGCAGGAGTTTGCGGTTTCTGATGAACGGGTTAAAGTCCGGCTTGCCAAAGAGCGCGAAAACTTGACGCTGGATGAGTTCAATGAAGTGGACAACGAAAACTGGCAGACATTACTGGAACTGGATAAGCAGGGCAAGGTCAAGGACACTCTGACCAACATCGCCAATATCATCCGCTTTGATCCGAATCTCAAACCCATCGTCTACAACGAGTTCAAAAGTATGGTGGATGTGATCGGAGAGCTTCCTTGGAAACAGGTGCGTCCCGGCTGGGGAGATGCCGACCTTGCCTGTGCCAAGGTGTACTTTGAACGGGTATACGGGATTTGGTCGCCAGCCAAATTTAAGGACGCGCTTCTCGCCGTGGTGTCCGCGGAGCGGCCGTACCATCCGATTAAGAAGTATTTTCAAACCCTGGAATGGGACGGCACGGAGCGCATCGACACATTGCTCATTGATTATCTGGGCGCGGAGGATACCGCGTTTGTCCGGGCAGTCACCCGCAAGACCCTGTGCGCCGCCGTAGCCCGGGTGTATGAGCCTGGCGTCAAGTTTGACTCCATCCTTGTCCTTAACGGTCCGCAGGGTGTGGGCAAGTCCACGCTGTTCGCCCTTCTTGGCAGACAGTGGTATTCGGACAGTCTCTCCATTTCCGACATGAAGGACAAAACCGCCGCAGAAAAGCTGCAGGGGTACTGGATTTTAGAACTGGGCGAACTGGCCGGCATTAAAAAAGTGGATGTGGAAACGGTCAAGTCCTTCATCAGCCGCACAGACGACAAGTTCAGGCAGTCCTACGGCGTCAATGTGGAAAGCCACCCCAGGACCAATATCATTGTAGGTTCCACCAACTCGGAGAGCGGATTTCTTCGCGACATCACGGGAAACCGGCGCTTCTGGCCGGTGCATGTGACGGGAAATTCCAAGTTTCGCGCTTGGGAGCTGACCGAGGTTGACCAGGTTTGGGCAGAAGCCATTGTGAAGTACCGCGCCGGCGAGGAATTGTTCCTGAAAGGCGATGTGGTCGCCGAAGCCTATGTCCAGCAGCAACAGGCCATGGAAGCCGACGACCGGGAGGGTATTATCGTAGATTACCTGGAAGTGCTGCTTCCTGAAGGGTGGGACGGAATGGACTTGTATCAAAGAAGGACGTTTCTTGGCGGCAACGAGTTTGGCGGCTCCGCCATGACGGGAACCGTGCGCCGGGACAAGGTCTGTGTGATGGAGATTTGGTGCGAGTGCTTTGCCAAGGAACGCCAGAATCTCAAACGGTCCGACTCCTATGAAATAGAAGGCATCCTGACCCGCATCGGGGGGTGGAAAAAACTGACCGCCAACAAAACCGGCAAGGTCCGATACCCCCTATACGGTCCTCAAAAGACCTTTTTGCGAGATGAGTAATCGGCACATTGGCACAGCTTTGAAACGTGCCGTTGTAACCTAGGAAATCTAAGGAACGCCGGCAGGCACAGTCCGCTAAGGCGGAAAAACAGCGAGCCTTGCGGGTTCTGTGCTTACCGTGCCTAAAAAAAGACATATTGATTAATTGGATATAGGTAATAAGAAGAAATAGGCACATGCAAGTACGTATACGCGCGTATAGGATTTTTAGCACATAGGCACGGCTCAAGGCACAGACATGGAAAGGAGCGGTTATTTTGCGGGAAAGTACTATCGAGCGAAAACTGGTCACTGAAGTAAAAAAGCGTGGCGGGCTGGCCGTGAAATTCGTATCGCCCGGTTTTGATGGGGTGCCGGACCGTCTGGTTCTTTTCCCCGGTGGCAATTTGGCTTTTGTAGAATTGAAGGCTCCAGGCAAGAGCCTGCGTCCTTTGCAAGAATTGCGGGCAAGGCAGTTGACCGCTTTGGGTTTTCGGGTTTACTGCATTGATAGCAAAGAAATGATTGGAGGTGTGCTTGATGCAATACAGACCGCATGATTATCAGAAATACGCAACCAACTTCACCCTGGAACATCCTGTATGCTGCCTAATGCTGGATATGGGATTAGGCAAGAGTGTCATTGCTTTGACGGCGTTGTGGTTGCTGGCATTGGACAGTTTCGACATTGGAAAAATACTCGTCATCGCTCCCAAGCGCGTGGCTGAAAATACCTGGCCGAAGGAGCTGGCAAAGTGGGAGCATCTGACCGGACTTTCCTATTCCCTGGTTCTGGGCAGCAAAAAGCAGCGTGAAGAGGCTCTTGCCAAAAAAGCGTCGGTGTATATCATAAACAGGGAAAATGTGGCGTGGCTTGTGGAGAATCATCGCTGGGATTTCGACACGGTGGTGGTTGACGAACTATCAAGCTTCAAGTCCAATCAGGCGCAACGGTTCAAGGCGTTAAAGAAAGTCCGCCCCCTGGTGCAGAGGGTGATCGGCCTTACCGGTACTCCGGCGCCTAATTCTCTCCTTGACCTTTGGCCGCAGATGTTTCTTCTGGATATGGGGCAAAGGCTTGGCCGCTTCATCGGCGGCTATCGTGATCGGTTCTTCATTCCTGACAAACGCAATCGTGAAATCATTTATTCTTATAAGCCCCGTGAAGGCTCGGAGGAAAAAATCTATGAACTGATTTCCGACATCTGCATTTCCATGAAAGCTGTGGACTTCCTCAATATGCCGGAGAGAATCAGCAATCGCGTTGAGGTTGACCTGAATCAGAGGGAGCGGCGGCTTTACGACGATTTCCAAAGAGAGATGTGTGTGTCTATCGGCAGTGAGGAGGAACTGGACGCTGTGAACGCGGCAGGCCTTTCAAACAAACTGTTGCAGATGGCAAACGGCGCAGTGTACGGCGAGGACAAAAAAGTCATTTATATTCATGACAGAAAGCTGGACGCACTTGAAGATTTGATTGAAGCCGCCAACGGCAAGCCGCTTCTTGTGGCTTACTGGTACAAGCACGATCTGGCCCGCATCCGCGAGCGGTTTGACGTCAGAACCATTGATACGGAAAAAGACATTGATGACTGGAATGCTGGAAAGATTCCCGTTGCCCTTATTCATCCGGCATCTGCGGGACATGGACTGAACTTGCAGGAGGGTGGCTCCACTGTAGTGTGGTTTGGGCTTACCTGGTCATTGGAATTGTATCAGCAGCTGAACGCAAGACTCTGGCGGCAAGGTCAGAAAAATACGGTGGTAATTCAGCACATCGTCACCCGCGGTACGCACGATGAAGATGTCATGAAAGCTTTGGAGACAAAGGATATGCGGCAGTCGGCTCTGATTGCAGCGGTCAAAGCCAGGATTGGAGGTGCGGCATGAGTGGCAGAGTGGAAAAAATAATGCAGGAATACCGGCAGATGGTGATGGAGCGGGTCTGCCTTGAAAACCAGATCCGAAACTTTCAAGGGATTACGGAAGAGGAGATGATTGATTCTTTGCAATTTTCCCAGCCGGACGCAGAGCGTGTGCAGACCAGCGGTGTTTCCGATAAAACCGGACGTATCGCCGTTTCCTATAAAGACAAGATGGACAGAATCAACAAGGAATGGCAAGCGCACCTGGAAAAGAAGCATGCCATCCTCGTTGAGGAACTGATATTTTTCGAGTCGGCCATTTTTTCTTTGAGCGGCATCTTGCCTGCGTTTATTTCGGATATGGTGGTCAAAGGGCTGTCCTGGGATGACCTTGCCGCCAAATACCATATCAGCCGGACGATGGTGGCGAAGAACCGCAAGAGGGCAATCCGCGAACTGAAAAATCTGTACGCCATCCACGAAAAAGAGATGGCGGAATATATGTTGAGTTGAGGTGAATGCGATGTGCAGAAGAGGCGACGTTTATTATGTGGATTTCGGAATGAACATAGATACGCGAAAACAGAGCGGAATCCGTCCGGCGGTGATTGTCAGCAACAATAAGGCAAATGAGCATTCGCCAGTCATCACGGTGGTGCCATTGACATCCAAAGTCCATAAGAAGCGGTTCCTTCCAACCCATGTGTATATTCCAGCATCCGCAGGATTTGGATTGAGCTGTGGAAGCCTGGCTCTTGCCGAACAAGTGGAAGCCATCGACAAAGACCGTCTTCTGGAGCAGAAGGGCACTATAATGAGCACTGAAATCATGGAGAAAATCACAAAGGCGATACAGATACAAATCGGGGTGTTTGAAGAGTATAACTGACTCGTAATTGTTGCATAAGTTGAAAAATATATAAATCACATATTAAAGAATTTCTCATAACAATAAATATTGAATTGTAAGAAAACAGGGCGTAAACTGTAAATGGATGGTATTATATCAATTTTACAACTTCATCAACTGATTGCCAGATATAAAGTTTAACGGCAGTTTAGGAATCAAATTTTGGATAATAATAAGGATTATCTAATTGGAGGAAATACGATGGGGAAAAATACAAATATATTAGATACTATTACTACTGCAAAACCACACACAATTAAAAAATTTGAGTTAATTTCTCGCTATGTTTATGACTGGGCGCATAAAATCTTAGGTTATTCTAAATCTAAAGGCGTTATCTATATTGACTGCATGAGCAATTGTGGGATGTACTATGATGAACAAGGAAAGCTGATTGAAGGGACTGCCATACGTGTCGTTAAACTTCTTGATGAGATAATCAGTCAATACCCCGGTAAGAAAGCAATTCTGTATTTCAACGATATTAATAAGGCGCGAGTGGAGAAATTGAAAGAATTTATAAATTCAGCTAATTGTAAGAATGTAGAAACATACTATAATGTTGGCGACGGTAATCAATTTTTACACAGCTTAAATGTTGGACGCTTTTCATTCTTCAATACTCTTATGGTATATGATCCATATAATGCTAATATAGACTGGAATGCTATTGCTCCATACTTAAATATATGGGGCGAGGTAATAATCAATCATATAATTTCTGACACCGTGCGTGGTTCGCATGTAGCACAAAAGAGTTCTGCGATTTCCAAATATCAGGATACTTATCAAAAAAGTATAGACGAAATTGTAGCGTTAGGGTGTGATAGAAAAAAACTGGATCAAATAGTTGTCGATATAATCAAAGAGCAGACCATTGAATCAAAACGAGAACGTTTTATTGCGTCTTTCCCCTTCTTTAATAGAAATAATGGACAAGTTTATAATTTGATTCATTGTTGCGGCAACATTGAAGGGTTAAAGTTGTATAAAAAAGTAGCATGGCAAACATTTGGTGGCAAATCTTCACTAAAAAACACTCATGGCATAGAAAATCAATTATGCCTTGGCTTTGATGATAATGCGCCTATTCATACAATAACTGATGAAAGTTGTTTTTTTGTCAAAGATATTGCAAAATATGTTTTCGATAATTATAGTAGGAGAGGTACTGTTAGTCTGGAAGATATTTATTTGGATCTTGATAGGCATCCAATTTTTCCATCAGATGGTTTTAAGCGAGAGATAAAAGATGAACTAAAATCTAGTTATGGAGTATCTTTCCCGAAAGGGAAAAACATAGCTGTTTTTAAGTCGGGAGTTGAATTATGACACAATCAAAAATTGAGTGGACAGAAGAAACTTGGAATCCAATAACAGGATGTTCAAAATGTTCAGAAGGGTGCACTCATTGCTATGCAGCAATATTTGCTCGTCGATTACAAGCAATGGGTAATCCAAGGTATATAAGAGGATTTGAAGTAAGCATTCATCAAGATTTATTTGAGAAGCCTTTTGAATGGAAGAAGCCTAAATTAGTTTTTGTCAATTCAATGTCCGACTTATTTCATGAGAATGTTCCTGATGATGTCATTTTTCGGTTGTTTGATATTATGAATAATGCTTCTAAACACACTTTTCAAATACTTACAAAAAGAACTAGACGTCTTGTAGAACTCGCACCCAAAATTAATTGGACTAAAAATATTTGGATGGGCGCGACTGTAGAAAATCAAACCGCACTTAGTAGGTGTGATGATCTTAAAAGAACTAATGCCTATATTAAATTTATATCAGCAGAACCCCTGTTAGAATCTCTTTCAATGATTAATTTAAATGAAATAGATTGGTTAATTGTGGGCGGTGAGTCTGGTGCTGGAAGTCGACCCATGGAAGAAAAATGGGTTTTTGAACTGCAAGAATTATGCCTTGAAACACAAACTGCGTTTTTTTTCAAGCAATGGGGTGGATTTAATAAGAAAAAAAGAGGTAAGCTTTTGAATGGTCAAATTGTTCAAGCATATCCCAACAAATAGTAATGTAACAAGAAGATAAATAACTTTTAAGAGTGTACTAAAGGTGTACTGCTTTTTCTTTTTGTACGCGCTATACTTATAATTGCCAGGAAAGCATACGAGTCTGGGGTTGATCTCCAGGCTCTTTTTCTTTGGCCGGATGCGTCTTTCATCCTTTCACGCATCCGTACATATGAAAGGAGATAGCATTTATGCCGAAAAGACCTCAAAAACCGTGCAAGCATCCCGGTTGCCCGCGATTGACGAACGATCGTTACTGCGACCAGCATGCTAAACTGCATATTGGTGATAGAGCAAACGCCGTTGAGCGCGGCTACAGCAGTCGTTGGCAAAAGGCGAGGAAGCAGTTCTTGGCAAAGCATCCTCTTTGCTTAGAGTGTCAGCGGGCAGGAAAACTGACGCCGGCAACGGTTGTGGATCATATTAAGCCGCATCGGGGAGCTGCGGTGCTGTTCTGGGATGAGAAGAACTGGCAACCGCTGTGCAAAAAGTGCCACGACAGGAAAACTCGGATGAGGGATCAGCATCAGGAATATAACTACTAGCAATCACGCGAAGAAACGCCTGTTAGCCGAGGGAAGGGGCGGGTCCAATCTCTACGGCCTTTACCCCCCAGACCGCCGCCCCCCTTCGCGTGAAAAATCGCAGAATTAGGCAGGGGGGATACCCGAGGAGCGTTGGAACACCGGCAAACTTTGAAAGAAATAGCGAAAACGCCAATGAAAATTAGCAACGGATGCATCGGCAGTTTCGCGGAATTGTTACGGTTAAGGCTGTAAAACACTTGCTCAAACGCAAGGTTTTGCGGCCTTTTTCTATGCAAAGATTTTGCGGAAGGGATGTGAAGCAATGACGAGTGTCCAGGAAAAACAGATACGGAATTTTCGGATGAAAGGAATCGGCTACAAAGCCATTGCTTCCACTCTTGGACTTTCCCGCGATGTGGTCCGCAACTACTGCAAAAGCCATGGACTTGACGGTTATGCGACAGAAGTGGTTGTGAATCTGAAAGAACAGATGCAGCAAGGCGACGTTTGCGGGTGCTGCGGTACAGTCATCCTGCAGCCGGCGATAGGCCGAAAGCGAAAATTCTGCTCGGAAAAATGCAGGCGGGAATGGTGGGCCATCCATCCGGAGGAGTCGCGTAAAAAGGAAGCGGCTTTTTATGAAAAGACCTGCGTTTACTGCGGCCAGCATTTTACCGTATACGGCAACAAAAACAGAAGGTACTGCAGACATGAATGTTATGTGCATGACAGATTTTGGCGGGAGGAGGAAGGCAGAGAGCCATATGCAAGTCCCACCCGGAATGAGGAGGAAAAGCATGAGTGAAATGAAATGGCAGTCATTGCCGGTGGAGGATCTTCGCCCGGCGGCATACAACCCGCGCAAAAAGCTGAAGGCGGGGGATAAGGAATACGAGAAGATCAAGAATTCCATTTTGGAATTTGGCTATGTGGAACCCATCATCGTGAACTACGACATGACGGTTATCGGCGGACACCAACGGCTGACTGTCCTGAAAGACATGGGATATACCGAGGTGCAATGAGTAGTCGTTGAAATCAGGGACGAGAACAAGGTCAAGGCTCTCAATATTGCCCTCAATAAAATCACGGGAGCATGGAATGAACAGCTTCTTGCCGATCTGATCGTGGATTTGCAAACGGCCAATTTCAATACAGATTTTACGGGCTTTGAAGCGCCAGAAATCGAGCAGCTTTTCTCAAAGGTCCACAACAAGGAAATCAAGGAAGACGATTTCGATGTGGACGCAGCTTTAAAGAAGCCGACCATTTCACAAAAAGGCGACATATGGCTGCTCGGCAGGCACCGGCTTATTTGCGGCGACGCTGTTTTACCGGAAACGTATACTGCCCTCATGAATGGCGGCAAGGCCAATCTGGTGGTGACCGACCCGCCGTATAACGTCAACGTGGAGGAAACCGCCGGGAAAATTAAAAACGACAATATGCCGGATGCGGACTTTTACAAGTTCCTGTTCGCGGCGTTCGTCAATATGGAGCAGAACATGGAAAGCGATGCTTCCATCTATGTATTCCACGCAGACACCCAGGGGGTTAACTTCCGCAAAGCCTTTGCCGATGCTGGATTTTATCTTTCCGGGTGCTGCATCTGGAAGAAAAACGCGCTGGTTCTTGGCCGCTCTCCGTACCAATGGCAACATGAGCCGTGTCTGTTCGGCTGGAAGAAGGGCGGCAGGCATCAGTGGTACTCCGACCGCAAGCAGACCACCGTCTGGGAATATGACCGACCGAGATCTTCCAAGGAGCATCCAACAATGAAGCCTGTGGCTTTAATGGCTTACCCGATTCAGAATTCCAGCATGAGCAATTGCATTGTGCTTGACCCTTTTCTGGGAAGCGGCTCCACACTGATTGCCTGCGAGCAGACGGGACGGATTTGCTACGGCATCGAACTGGATGAGAAATTTGCGGACGTCATCGTTAACCGTTTTGTTGAAGCCGTCGGGGACTCATCCGGCGTCTTTTTGCTGCGTGACGGGATTCGAATTCCCTACGATGAAGTCCGGAAAGCGGTGGCCGATACAAGTGAAGAAACAGGAATGTAAGGCATGGATTGTTCCGTGCCTTTTGTTTTTGAAAGGGGCGGACAATCATGGCTGATGCAAGGCAGCTTACTTTTATCGATTTCTTTTCCGGCATCGGCGGTTTTCGCCGGGGCTTGGAACTGGCCGGCATGAAGTGCGTCGGATTTTGCGAAAACGATAAATTTGCGGTGCGGTCTTACCGCGCCATGTATGATACGGAAGGAGAATGGTATGGAGGTGACATCACGAAACTCCGAGCAGATGACATTCCTCAAGCAGATATATGGACTGCGGGAAGTCCTTGTCAAAACCTCTCTGTTGCAGGAGGAAGAAGCGGGCTTCATGGTGAACGAAGCGGACTGTTTTTTGACTTCGTTGACCTCCTCAAAAGCAAAGCGGAAGAAGATAAACCCGAATGGGTTATCCTCGAAAATGTTAAAGGCCTTTTATCTAGCAATGCCGGATGGGATTTCCTCGAATATCTCTGTGAGCTGGCCGAAGCTGGGTACGATGTCCAGTGGCAGATTTTCAATTCCAAAGATTATGGAGTCCCGCAAAACCGGGAGCGGGTGTATACTGTCGGACATCTTGGAAGCCGCGGTCGACGAGAAATACTACCTTTCGGACGAGAGAACGGTGGCGGTCTTAGGCAAATTATCGGCGGGATGCAAGGCTACCGGGTGTATGACCCGGCTGGAGTAAGCGTGGCTTTGGCCAGCCAGGCGGGCGGTGTTGGCGCAAAAACCGGCCTGTACTTTGTAAATCAGCCGACGATTGGCCGGTATAAAGCAAGTGATTGCTGCCAGACGCTGAAGGCGAGGGACTATAAAGCACCGGTCATGGCTATTCAGAAAACCCATGGCGCTACCACCACCGTTAAGCAGGAGGAAACGGGGAGCCTGCAAGCTGCGCGGCTTGATAAAATTCCCTGCGTGATGCCGGTGCTGACGCCGGATCGGAAAGAAAAAAGGCAGAATGGCAGGCGGATTAAAGACCCGGATGAGCCGATGTTCACTCTTACCGGGCAGGACAGGCACGGCATAGCCGCCCTGGAACACGCCCGTTTTCGGATACGGCGGCTAACTCCCAAGGAGTGTTGGCGCCTGCAGGGGTTTTCCGATGAACTGTTTGAGAAAGCCAAGGCAGTAAACTCTGATTCGCAACTTTACAAGCAGGCCGGCAATGCGGTCACTGTAAATGTGGCGTTTGAAGTTGCCTGCGCATTGCTAATTTCAACTTTGACGGAAGCTATGGAGGTGTGATTCTGTGGAACCGACCCGGAGAACTGATTTTGTCCTATTTATTCAAGATAAGTTCGAGGAAATTCAAAAGCTGTTTGCCAGAAAAAATGAAGGCTATGGCACTAGCGGCGATCTTTTCTGGAATTTTCGCCAGACTGCCGAGCGGCTATACCCAGCAATGTATGCTCAAGACCCTTACGCCGCCATGTTCCTGGTGGCCGAAACGCTAGTGGACAAGCACAACGTAGCGCTGGCCAAAGGCATTACGGTCAGCGAATGCGAAGAACGTCTGCTGGATCGGATTGTATATTCTCTGCTGCAGCTGAAAATGGTGTATGAGCGCTCAGAACAGTCGAACTTGTAGGAAAAATTTGGCCGGAATACTTGCACATTCCGCTTGCTAATTCCTGTGTTTAGAGTGATATATAGACTACCAAAACACAGGGAGGGAAAACACATGAGAATTCAAAAAGACGACCGATTTAAAGCCACCTACTCAAAGCAAAGTTATGTGATTGTTGGGAAATGGGGAGGCAACCTAGTGCTTGCCCCGACGGCGAAGGACAATGACGAATGCCTGATCTACTCGGTTGGCGAAATTGAAGAATTGGTGAACACCTTAAAATGGATTCGGGAAACGGGGTGTGAACAATGACTCGCAAAGAACTGGTTCAGGCACTAGAAGAAAAATGGGGAATCAAAGCCAAATACCTTGGCGTGCCAAGTTGCGCCTTTGAAATCCAGTGTGATGTGGGAAACTTCCTAATCGACCGCCAGGGCTTGATCAAAGATACAGAGGGGCGCGAATTTTCCGCCGAGGAGCTATTAAGCCAGCCAAAAGCAAAGTCAAATTCAATCGAACCGAGTGATCTGCAGATTGGGGATTATGCGGTTGAATTGCCGCTGGAAGGCCATACGGCAGCGAGCCTGCGGAACTTGGTCAACATGCTCGCCAGCAAGCAGCACTTGCTTGTAAGCGCCTTTGGCCTGACGGAGCCACTGATCGACACAAATTTGGCTGAGGACTTGCATCAAAGGCCGATGGAGGACATGGATTCCTTTAAAACGGCCTGGGCTGATGTAGAGGCACAGCGTTCCCTTGGCCTGGAAATGAATTTTGAAAAACATACTCTGGCTATCAAGCTGTTAAAAGATAATCCGACACCAGACGAAATGGCGGCTTTTCTTGACCTGGTGGCTTGCATGAATGAGAATGCAAGAAAGCTTAAGTATTCTTCCTCCAAACCCGCCCAAGAGGACAATCCCAAATACGCCATGCGAACCTGGCTGCTTCGGCTGGGTATGAGCGGCGACGCTTTCAAAAAGACCCGAAAAGTCCTGCTGGCCCGTCTTTCCGGCAGCGCCGCCTTTCGCACACCGGCAGAGGAGGAAAAGCATAAGGCCCGTTTGCTGGCCAGAAAACAAAAACCGTGTGAGGAGGATGGCGATGTTTGTTAAAAGAGAAATAGTCGAGCGGCTGCGCAAGCAGTATCCCGTTGGCACAAGGGTTGAGCTTGTGCGTATGAATGACGAACAGGCGCCGCCCATTGGCACTCACGGGACGGTAAACGGAGTGGACGACCTTGGCAGCATTATGGTTTCCTGGGACAACGGCGGCAGCCTGAGCGTGGTCTACGGAGAGGATTTGTGCAAAAAGATAGACTGAAATAGCATATTGAGACGCGGCCCTTGAGGGGGCTGTTTCTCGTACAACCAGACACAAGACTTCTTCGGAGGTCTTTTTTTCATGCCATTAAAGCTGATGAGAGGAGGTGGGGCTTATGGCGCAGAGAGGAAGAAAACCAAAACCGACCGCTCTTAAGGAACTGGAAGGCAATCCGGGCAGACGGCCACTGAACAAAAATGAACCAAAGCCTAGTAAAAAAGCCCCGCGCTGTCCCTCGTGGCTGGAAGAGGAAGCAAAAAAAGAATGGAAACGCATGGGCAAGCTCTTAGAGCAGATGGGGCTGCTGACGGAAATGGATATGGCGGCCTTTGCGGGATATTGCCAGGCGTATGCCCGCTGGAAGGAAGCCGAAGAATTCATCACCCAACATGGTACGATGATCCGAACCCCAAACGGCTATCTGCAGCAAGTGCCGCAGGTGTCCATCGCCCAGACAAACCTAAAAATCATGCTGAAATTCTGCGAGCAGTTCGGCCTGACACCTTCGGCTCGGAGCAGAATTGCGGCAGGCGAAGGCTCTGTTGACCCTGCCGACGAAATGGAGCAGCTACTGGGAGGCGGTGAATGATGCCGTACCAATACACGCCTTCGCCCTTTATGCTTGCAACTTCCCGTTATGACAAGGCAAAGGCTGACAGGGCGGTCGCTTTCATAGAAAATCTCTGCCATACCAAGGGCAAGTGGGCGGGAAAAAAGTTTCTGCTATTGCCTTGGCAGGAGCAGATCGTCCGAGATCTTTTCGGCATTGTCGGCGAGAACGGCAAAAGGCAGTTTCTTACCGCCTATATAGAAATACCGAAAAAACAGGGCAAGTCGGAACTCGCAGCCGCCATTGCCCTTTACCTTTTGTATGCCGACAATGAACCCAGCGCCGAAGTATACGGCGCAGCTTGCGACAGGTCGCAGGCTTCCATTGTGTTCGACGTGGCAAAGCAGATGGTGCAGATGTCTCCGGCTTTGCTGAAACGGTCGAAAATTGCCGCCGCCACCAAGCGCATCGTGAACTACTCCAATGCCGGGTTTTATCAGGTGCTTTCGGCGGAAACGGGAACCAAGCACGGCCTTAATGTGTCCGGTCTTGTTTTTGACGAAATTCACGCCCAGCCGGATCGCAGGCTATACGATGTTCTGACCAAAGGTTCCGGCGATGCCCGAGAACAGCCGCTGTTCTTCATCATAACCACAGCAGGGAATGACAAGAACAGCATCTGTTATGAATTGCACGCCAAAGCGATGGACATCAAGGCAGGTCGCAGACAAGACAACACTTTTTACCCTGTTGTATATGGACTGACTGAGCAGGACGATTGGAATGATGAAGACAACTGGTACAAGGCAAATCCGTCCCTCGGGCATACCATCTCCGTAGAGCGTGTCCGCGAAGCCTATAAAAATGCGCTAGAAAACCCTGCGGAAGAAAATGTATTCAAACAGCTCCGCTTAAATATATGGACCTCGGCGACCGTGTGCTGGATTCCGGAGCATATCTATAGCCGGGGCGATCTTCCCCTCGACATGGATTCGCTTCATGGCAGAGAGTGCTACGGCGGGCTTGACCTTTCAAGCACCTCGGATATCACCGCTTTTGTCCTGGTGTTTCCGCCGCGCGCGGAGGATGAGAAGTATGTTGTGCTTCCGTTCTTCTGGTTGCCGAAGGATACATTGGAGCTGCGGTGCCGCCGCGACCATGTGCTTTATGATGTTTGGGAACTGCAGGGCTATATTCAGACCACCGAAGGCAACGTCATCCACTACGGTTTTATTGAAAAGTTCATAGAGGAGCTGGGCGAGAAATACCACATCAAAGAAATTGCCTATGACCGCTGGAACGCCACGCAGATGGTGCAGAACCTTGAGGATATGGGATTTACGGTTGTTCCCTTCGGACAGGGATACAAGGATATGTCGCCGCCATCCAAGGAACTCTATAAACTGCTAATGGAGGGCAGCATCAATCACGGCGGAAACCCTGTTCTCAGATGGATGGCGCAGAACGTGGTCATGCGCCAGGACCCTGCGGGAAACATCAAGCCGGACAAGGAAAAGTCGGTGGAAAAGATCGACGGAATTGTAGCTGCCATTATGGCGCTTGACCGCTCTATAAGAAATAAAGGCGATACCAGCGTATATGACGGAAGAGGGATTTTATTTGTGTAATCTTCAATATTTGTAAAAAAAGTATCTTACGAGGGTTACATGTTATAGATGTGTTCTACTGTATAATTAAATTCAGTAATTTTATATTGATTAGTAGACTTCTCTACTGTATAATAAAAATCAGAGTAAATACATGATACTGTAGGGAGGAGGTAATCAGAATGGGAAACAAAAGTGTGCAGATTTTATTTTCTGATGAAGAGTTTAGGTTACTTGAAATAGAGGCTATCAAAAGTGGGCTTACAGTGCCGTTGTATATCAAAGGGCAAGTTCTAAAAAATAGCGAGTTTGATAATTGCTACAAAAAATTAATAAATAAAGTAGAAGAGCTTCCGTCTGGTACGCGATTTACTATTCAGTTGCTTTTTGGTATTGAATGGACAATGAATAGGGGTTTGAAACTTTCTCTTGGAAAAACTTATTACAAACGAGTAAAAGACGGAACCATTGTGAATGTCAGACCAGAAGGCAAAGATAGTTCGAATGTTATGTGGTATGAGAAGTTGTGATGGGAGGAGAAAAAATGAATCCACAAGCAATCTTGTTAAATGGTGCGGGGCTTTTGAATGCTGTTGAAACTGAAGTTGTTCTCTTTTTAAGCAGAAATGCTAGATGTAAGTTTTCGTCTAATCAAATCTTTAACGGTATGCCCGTCTGGTTGAAAAATCAAATACAAGCTATAGCACATTTGTATGCAAAAGGCGGATGTAGCTCGCCAGCAAGTTATGTTGGTACTGTGGCAGCTATGATGGCAAAAAATAGAGTTGGTATTTCTCATGATCATCATCATTATTGCCCGATTTTGCAAAGGTTTGATGACGCTTTTGAAAAAGTATAAGGTGTTGACAAAACAAGCATTTTCTAGAAGCATCTCTTTGGAGGTGCTTTTTTTGCGTCTATTTTCAGGAGGTGACTCATGAAAATTCCTTTTATATCGAGATTTTTTCAAACAAGAGCTAGCCCGCAAAATAGCTTCTGGGGCAGCGCCTACAGCTTTTTCTTCGGCGCAAGCTCCAGCGGCAAGACGGTCAATGAGCGAACGGCGCTGCAGACCACTGCGGTCTACGCCTGCGTCAGAATCCTGGCGGAAACCATCGCTTCGCTGCCAATGCACACTTATCGTTATACAGCCAACGGCAAAGAAAAAGCCATCGACCATCCAATCTATTATTTGCTCCATAGCGAGCCAAATTCGGAGATGACCTCATTCGTGTTTCGCGAAACACTGATGGGGCATCTTTTGTTATGGGGCAATGCTTATGCGCAGATCATCCGGGACGGGCGGGGCAAAGTGGTCGGCCTGTACCCATTGCTACCCAATAAGATGCTCGTCAACCGGAACGATCAGGGAATTCTGTACTACCAATACGAAAAAGATGGGCAGACATTTTTATTGCGCAATTACGAAGTCCTCCACATTCCAGGACTTGGCTTTGACGGCCTTATCGGCTACTCGCCGATCGCTATGGCCAAAAATGCGATCGGAATGGCCATCGCCACCGAAGAATACGGGGCTAAGTTCTTTGCCAATGGGGCAAATCCCGGAGGAGTACTCGAGCATCCCGGCGTGGTCAAAGATCCGGCGCGTATCCGGGAAAGCTGGAATGCCGTGTACCAGGGAAGTAGCAACGCTCATCGGGTAGCGGTGCTGGAAGAGGGTATGAAGTTTCAAAGCATCGGCATACCGCCGGAACAAGCGCAGTTTTTAGAAACTCGCAAGTTCCAAATTAACGAGATTGCCCGCATCTTTCGCATTCCGCCCCACATGATCGGCGATCTGGAGAAATCCAGCTTCTCCAATATTGAGCAGCAGTCCTTAGAATTTGTCATGTACACCCTGGACCCATGGGTGGTGCGCTGGGAGCAAGCCATGCAGCGGGCCTTGTTCAGTGAAAATGAAAAGCGGCAGTACTTTGTAAAATTCAATGTGGATGGGCTACTCCGCGGAGATTACCAGAGCCGAATGAACGGCTACGCCGTAGGCAGGCAAAACGGCTGGCTTTCCAGCAACGACATCCGCGAACTGGAAAATCTAAACCGGATACCGGCAGAATTGGGCGGAGACTTGTATCTCATCAACGGCAACATGACCAAGCTGGCTAACGCGGGGGCATTTGCCCAAAACAATGCAAAGGGAATGGAGGGAAGCAAATGAAGAAATTTTGGAACTGGGTAAAAAACGAGGACGGCCGCACACTCTATTTTGACGGCTATATCGCCCAAGACAGCTGGTTTGACGATGACATCACCCCGAAAAAATTCAAGGCCGAGCTTACGGCATCTGCCGGTGACATCGCGGTTTGGCTCAATTCTCCAGGCGGCGATGTGTTCGCGGCCAGCCAGATCTACACCATGATCAAGGAGTATGAGGGCAAGGTCACTGTCAAGATTGACGGCATCGCGGCCAGTGCAGCATCGGTGATCGCCATGGCTGGCGATGAAATCGTGATGTCGCCGGTGGCCATGATGATGATCCACAATCCGGCTACGGTAATCTTCGGTGAAGCGGCGGATCTCGCGAGCGGCATCAAGATGCTAAGCGAGGTCAAGGAAAGCATTATCAACGCCTATGAACAGCGGACTGGCCTGCCCCGCGGAAAAATTTCAAATATGATGGACGCGGAAACCTGGTTCAGCGCGCAAAAAGCGGTGGAACTGGGCTTTGCCGATAAAATCCTCTACGCGCCTGATGCACAGGATGCGGCAGAGGGTTTTATTTTTGACCGCCTAACCGTCACCAACGCTTTTTTACGAAAGCTTCCTAGGGAAAAAGAGAAGCCGCAGGCTGCATTGGCGGGGACGCCGCACAAAGAACTTCTCACAAGACTTAAACTCTTGAAATAAAAAACAGGGAGGAACTGGATATGAATAAAATACTGGAACTGCGCGAGAAACGCGCCAAGCTTTGGGACAGCACCAAAGCTTTTTTAGATTCCCGGCGCAATGAAAACGGCCTGCTGTCTGCGGAAGATACGGCCACCTATGAAAAGATGGAAGCCGATGTTGTGAGCTTGGGTAAAGAAATCGACCGCCTAGAGCGCCAAGCGGTGCTGGACCTCGAACTGTCCAAGCCTACCACCGCTGCCATTACGAACAAACCCAGCCAGCATCAGGAGACAGAGAAAACCGGTCGGGCGTCCAGCGAATACAAAGCGGCCTTTTGGAAGGCAATGAAGAACAAAAACAGCTTTGATGTGCAAAATGCCCTGCAAGTCGGCACTGACTCCGAAGGCGGCTACCTGGTGCCGGATGAATTTGAGCGCACTCTCGTAGAAGCCCTGCAGGAAGAAAACATTTTCCGGCAACTGGCTACGATCATTACCACTTCATCGGGGGATCGCAAAATTCCGGTAGTCGCCACCAAGGGAACCGCTTCCTGGGTGGACGAAGAAGGCGCGATCCCCGAGTCGGACGATGCCTTTGGTCAGGTTTCCATTGGAGCCTACAAGCTGGCTACGATGATCAAGGTGTCGGAGGAACTCTTAAACGACAGCGTGTTTAACCTGGAGCAGTATATTGCCAAGGAGTTTGGCCGGCGCATTGGGGCGAAAGAGGAGGAAGCCTTCTTTGTCGGTGACGGGACCGGAAAACCTACCGGCATTTTCAATACCACCGGCGGTGCCGGCGTGGGAATCACGACTGCCAGCGCTTCGGCCATCACTATCGACGAAATCATGGACCTGTTCTACTCCCTGAAATCGCCGTACCGCAAGAATGCCGTATTCGTCACTAATGACGCGACCGTCAAGTCCATCCGCAAGCTGAAAGATGGAAACGGCCAGTACCTTTGGCAGCCTTCGGTGACCGCAGGCCAGCCGGATACCATCTTAAACCGTCCGCTGAAGACCTCCGCTTATGTTCCAGCCATCGCGGCGGCGGCGAAAACTATCGCCTTTGGCGATTTCAGCTACTACTGGGTGGCGGACCGCCAGGGCAGAGCCTTCCAGCGGCTTAACGAACTCTATGCGGCAACCGGGCAGGTGGGCTTCAAGGCCACTCAGCGTGTCGACGGCAAGCTGATTCTCGCCGAAGCTGTCAAAGTGCTGCAAATGAAAGCGTAGGTGAGAAACGATGAGTAACGTCAAAAACTATACGGAGCAAGGCGGAGAAAGAACCGTAATTGGCGGTACCTTGGAGATTGTGGCAGGCGGGCAGGTGGTGGGCCTTTTTACGCCAGCCGCGTTTCAGGCTGACAGTACGGCTACTACTATAGCGGGGCTGGTGACGGACTTCAACTTGCTTCTGGCCAAGCTAAAAACTGCGGGTCTCATGGAACCAACCAATGGCTGAGCCGCTGACACTGACGGAAATGAAGGAATACCTGCGCATTGACGGTGAGGAGGAAAATTCCCTTCTCACCGCCTTACTTTCCGCGGCGATATCTCACTCAGAAAACTATCTGCAAGCGCCGCTGCCGAGTGAAACGCCAACTCCCGTTAAACAAGCCTTGCTGATTTTAATCGGACATTTTTATGAACAGCGCGCGGGCGAGGATATTCCCAATGTGGTGTATGTCCTTCTTTCCCCATATCGCGCGCATCTCTGGTAGGTGATGATATGAACCCAGGAGAACTGAACTGCCGCTGCATCTTGCTGAAGGAAACCCAGGTGCCGGACGATCAAGGCGGCTATGAAACGATTTATACGACGCGAGCTGCCGTTTGGGCCAAGCTTATGGCGTTGACCGCCAAGACGGTAGACCAATATGAGCAGCTGACGCCCGAAATTTTACACCGGATCATTATTCGCTATCGCCGCGATGTGGCGGTGTCGGACCGGATTCAATATGGCGGCCGCATTTTTGAGCAGATCGGGCCGCCTATTGATGTGGAAGAAAAGCATGCGTTTTTAAGACTGGAATGTCGGGAGGTGGTGGCCGATGCGGCCGGTAATTAGGGTAACCGGCATTGATCAATGCGTTTCCTTCGGCGATCTCATTTCTACCAATGTCAGTCAGGCGATTGAAAAAGAAACCGAGCTGGGGGCTAAAGAAGTTCGAAAACGCGAGCGCTCGCTGGCTCCGGTCAAAAGCGGCCTTTTGCGCAAAAGTATCGTGAACCGCAAGGGCAAATACGGCATCTCTCGCATGGTCAGGGCCAAAGCGCCGCATGCGCCGCTGCAGGAATATGGCACCAAGCGAGGCGTGAAGGGCAAGCATTTTGCCGAGCGGGCGCGCCGTGAGCTGATGCCGGGCATCCAAGAGAAGATCCGGACAGCGGTGCGAAATGAGGTGAGACGATGAAACGATCCCCAGTGTCGCCGCTAAACAAGGCGCTCTTTGAGCGTATAAAAAGTCAGATGGCGGCTCCGGTTTATGACTATGTGCCGGCAGGCAAAAAAGCACCCTATGTGGTGCTGACCGACACAACGGCAGAGAGCTGGAGCACCAAAACGGTATGCGGCGCGGACGTCATGGCTACCCTCAAAGTCTACAGCGAGTACCAAGGGGACAAGGAAGTGGCGGAGCTTTGCGACAGGGCAATTTCGGCTATACAAAGCGAGCCACTGATTTTAACCGACGAGTGGCAGGTCGGGCTTTCGAGCGTGGACAGCCATTCGGTGGAACGCCTGGAAACGCACCGCGAAGCTACGGTAACCTTCAAGTTTACGATTATTGATACTAAGGAGTGATGAAAGATGCCTTTGATTCCAAGCGATGGCGTGGATTTTCTGCTGAAAGTGAATACCGGGACGGCCGAAACGCCGGTCTGGACGGTGATTGGCGGCCAGCGGGGCGCGACCTTGAGCCTGACAGCGGAACAGATCGATGCGTCCAATAAGCAGTCGGGAGCATGGAAAACCAGCGTACCCGGCATGATGTCCTGGAGCATTGACGCCGATGCGGTGATGCTAACCGACGCATCAGGCCTGAGTATTGACGCGGGCCGTGCCAAGCTGCTCACGGTTTTTGCCAACCGCGAGCTGGTGCATGTGCGGTATGTCCGCAAGGATGGCTCGAAATTCCAAGGCTATGCGGCCATTACCGATTTGAGCGAGGAGTCTCCGCATGACGGGGTAGCGACATATAAAATTACCTTGGCCGGAGCGGGTGCGCCGGAAGAGGTAAACGGCACCAAACAGGTGGAAACGGCTGAGGTTGTCGGTGCAATTACTACCGCCGGCAATGCCACCTTCACAGTGACTGCCGCCGGGATGACCGGCTCGCCAAAAGCCATCAGCGTAGCCGTGGCGCTCAATGATTCGGCGGCTGTGGCAGCGCAAAAAGCCAGAGAAGCTTTGGCTGCAGACAGCGCGGTGACCGCCAAATTCAGCGTGGGCGGCTATGGGGCTATCGTGGAACTGACGGCTTTGACCGCGGCGGCTAATGACAGCACTCTCAACATTGCCATTGCCAATGGGACATGCGCCGGTTTGACGGCGGCTCCGGTTTCAGCGAATACAACTCCGGGCGTTGCGCCCGCGGCATAACGGATGGGGTGTGCAGTTTGGACTGTGCACCCTGTTTTCTTGAAAATGGAGGAATGAACGATGACAGGACCGGTGTTTATTACGATTGGCGGCAAGGAGCGCCGCCTTCGCTACGATATTAACTCAGCCGCCGAGATGGAAGAGCTGATGGGAGGAAAATCCCTGCTCTATGTGATGAGCAATCCCATGGCGGCTGGCTTTTCGGCGATTCGCATTCTGCTGTGGGGCGGCTTAAAGCATGCGGAAAAAGGGATTACCTTGCAGCGCGTGGGGCTAATGATGCAGGAATACATGGAAGCCGGCGGAAACTTCGGGGAACTGGCCGGCAAGATCGGGGAAGCCATCAAGGCATCGAAGATCATGGGCGAAAGTCTGGCCGATGAAGAAGGAGCGCAAGAGGAGATCGACGAGGGAAACGAGTGACCACCGTAGCCCAGTGGATCGAAAAAGCCGCGCCGGTGGCTTACGGCCCTTTGGGCTTAAAGCCATGGGAATTTGGCCGGCTGACCTTCGGTGAGTTTTACGAACTGGCGGAAGGCTATCACTGGCGAACCAGGCAGGAACAAATAATGACAGCGGGTTTTGTGGCTTCCATTATCAACACCTGCACGTCACGCGATCTGAAAAAGCCGGTTACGGTGGATATGCTGCTCGGCCGTGAGCCGAAAGAAAAACAAAAAGTAACGCAAGATGAAGCCAAGATGGCAATAAAAGACTTGCTGTCGAAAGTGGGGTGAGACTATGGCCGGGAACGCTTCGATGACGATTTTTATCGGCGGGGACAACAGCGATTTCTTAAAAAAATGGGAGAGCACAAAGCGCGCACTCCGCAAAGGGCTTGGCTCGGAAGCGATGGCAGCGTCGGAGAGCATTGCCACCGGCCTAGCCGCCGCGACGGCAGCTCTCGCCGCTTTCGGGGTTGCCAGCATCAAACTGGCAGGCGACATGGATGCCAGCCGCAAAGCATTAACCACACTGCTGGGCGACGCCAAGGCAGCGGAAAAAATGCTCGCCGATCTGGCAACCTTTGCTGCGGATACTCCTTTTGAACTGCCGGGGCTTTTAACTGCATCGAAAAAATTGTTGGCCTTCGGCTTTGCGTCGCAAGACATCATTCCGATGCTGGCAGCAATCGGCGACGCGGCGGCCATGCTGGGCATCGGCGAGGAAGGCATCAGCCGCTTGACCAACGCAATCGGCCAGATGCAAGCCAAAGGGAAAGTGTCCGCCGAAGAGATGATGCAGCTGGCCGAAGCCGGAGTGCCGGCGTGGAAGTTCCTGGCGGACGCCATTGGAAAAGATATTCCCACAGCCATGAAAATGGCAGAGCAAGGGGCGATTGACAGCACTACCGGAATCAACGCGCTTTTAATGGGCATGCAGTCCAAATTCCAGGGCGGCATGGAAGCCATGAGCAAGACCATCCCCGGATTCATGTCGACTATCAAGGATAATGTGAGCATGGTCATGGTGGAAATCGGCGACAGCATCGCGAAAAACCTAAACCTAGTGGAAAAGTTGCAAGGCGTTGCCGACTGGCTGTCGCAATTTGGCGCGGCGGTGAAGGCGCTCGGGTTGAAAGAAGCGTTGCAAGGCATGATTCCGCCGGAAGTAATCGCTTCGGTGTTCGTCCTTTCCGGAGCACTTTTAGGCGCGGCGGTTCCGGCAATGGTGGCGCTTGGAATCGCGACTTGGACGGCGCTCGCACCGCTTCTGTCTTTCATCGCGATTGGCGCGGCGGTTGGCTTGCTGGCCTACGAGATTTGGGTCAACTGGGAGTCGCTGTCCGAGCTTTTCAGCACTTTGTGGAGTACGGTCACGGACATCTTTACTGATGCCTGGAACGCGATTACCAATGTCGTAGACAATGCTGTGACCACAGTGACTACAGCTATTTCCGACACTTGGCATACAATCGTAAGTTTCACGGTTGGCATCTGGAACAGCGTAGTTACGGCCATATCCGAAGCGTGGAATTGGATCACCGGTCTTGTTGAAGATGCGCTGAGTGCGGTGGCCCAGTTCATTGGAGATGGCTGGAACGCGGCGGGTGAAGCCACCTCAAGCGTATGGAACGGCATCGTAGATTTCATCGACGGCGCCTGGGCCAGCATTAAAGAGTTGGTTGCACAGGGAATCAACTGGATTGTAGACAAACTCAGTCCGCTGAAAAGTTTTTTTGCCCAGTTCATTCCCGATTCGGTAGGAAACTGGTTTAACAAGGTCACTGAGGGAATAGACAAAATCGGTGTGGCGGCAGGCAAGTTCAGCTTTGGCTTTAGCCGCAAGGATATATCCGCCCTGCTTCCCCAAATGACGAAACCCAACACCAAATTCACTGGACTTACGAATGCCGCTCCAAGCACCAGTTCGCCAGCGAGCGGCAGCGGAACTGACAAAGCGGCAAAAGATTTTGAGAAACTGCAGAAAAAAGCGGAGCAGGCGAGCAAGGCGATTGAAAAAGAATGGCTGCAGCTTACCGCCACCCAGATGGACGCCCTTGATGCCTGGTATGCCGATGAATTGGAAACCTTAAACGAATCCAAAGAAGCCAATGAAAATTATGAGCGTGATGTTCTGCGGCTTAATGAAATTTACGCCGCCAAAAAGAAAAAGATTTTGCTGGACGAGCAAAAGGAAAACAACCGGATTGCCGATCAGGCGGCTGACTTGGCCCGGAGTCTTTCCGATAAGCTAGGCGGGATTGGCCTGGCTGGCGTTGACAAGCAGAAGTTTGACATCGAAACCGACACGGCGCGGCAGATTGAGGAAGTGCGGAAAAAATACAGAGATCTTGCCCTGGAGTATTCCGCCGGCACAGCCGCTCAGCAGGAGCAGTTCCGCAAAGCGTGGGAAGCCAATGGAATCCAGTTCACCATTACGGAAACAGGCATGGTGGAGTTTAGCCGCCAGGCGGCTGCCGAGCAGGTCGCCATTGAAGCGGAGAAAAACCAGCGCATCAAAGATTTGCACTATGAGCGCGTCAAGTTCCAGGAGGAGCTGGACCGGGCGCGTGAAGATGGAGACTTGGCGCGTTTCCAAGAATTGCTTAATAAAGAAGAAGCCATGCAGGAGCGCGAACTGTCCGGTCGGCAGCAGATGATCGACTCCTATTATAAGATCTGGCAGGAAGCGCACCGTACATCCATGTCGTATATGGCAGAGCTTACGGACGGCCTTTATAGCGGTTTTTCGACCTTCTTTTCCGATGTCTTGAACGGCACCAAGTCCATTGGCGACGCCTTTCAAGACCTAGCCAAGAGTGTGCTGAAGATGATCAACGACATGATTGCCAAGTGGCTTGCCGCCAGGCTTATGATGGGGCTGTTCGGCAGCAACTTTTTTAGTAATAACAATATTCCTGGGTTTGCTTCCGGCGGCAATTATTCCGGCGGTTATGCGCTCGTGGGTGAAAAAGGGCCGGAACTGATCAACTTCAACCGTGGCGGTTACGTCTACAATGCGCAAGACACTAAACGGCTCATGGAAAGCGGCGACACCTATCATCAAATCAGCGTGCCGGTGAGTGTTGCCGGCGAAAACAATCCACGGCTGGCCGGACGGCTCAGATCCGAAATCACCGAATTGGTGCAGCGAATTATCTATGAGGAGGCGAGGGCATGATCATCAGCGGCATCACCTTGCCGGAACAGTATACTCCGCTTGACTGCACCAAACCGAGAGCAACGAGAACGACCGCCGTGGTCAGTACCTACGGCGGCGTTACTGTCTTTGACTGGGGCAGCATTCTTGCCGGAAAGGAAATTAAGCTGACCTGGAAGTCCATGACGGTTGCTTTGTTTGAAACCCTGGACGCTCTGTACCAGGCGGGGAATGTAGTGGTATGGGAAAGCGGCATCGGCGGTAAAGTCTATCACGTAAAAATCACTGCCTTCGACGGTTCGCTGCTCTTTGACAAGAACAACGAATACATGCTGAATGTCGCCATGACCCTGATACTTTTAGACGAGGTGGTGACGTAATGGGCAATGTGTTAAGCGCCGCGCTTTTGGCCGCTCAGGATAGCGCGAGCCGCTATCCCATCGTGGAAATCAAGGCTGGGCAGTTTGCCGATGACCTGCCGCTGGCCGGCCAACGCTTGAATGCGGAAACCCTTGACCAGACCGGGGCTGTGAGCATTACCCATTCCAGCGGGCGATTGATCGCTGTCTATACGCAGGATGAATTTGATACCATCAATTATCCGGCAAGGTCGGCCAAGCTGGTCTATACCGATCCACAAAGAGTGGAGTTTCACTATGCGGATTTGTTTTCAACAACCGGAAGCGGGAAGTTTTACGACCTATCGCTGACGGAGATGGCGGACGGCAACTTGGCTTTGGCCTATGTATTGCTGGACAGCAGCGGAAAGTACAATCTGAAGGTCGCTACTTTCTCGTATGACGGTTCCGGCGTTATCCAGTACAGCATCAAGTCAGGGCAGACGCTGTCCGTCTATTCGCCGTCCATTTGCCGGACAGGCACAGGGTATCTGGCGACCTACATCCAGGATATCGCCATATCGGCGACGCGAAGCGGGACCTACACCGGAACGAATGACAGCACAATTTATATTGAGGTTACGGCGGACGGCACGCAAACAACGGCGAAATTCAAATGGAAAAAAGGCGATGGTGCATGGTCAAGCGAGATTACCATGACCGGGTCAGCCCAGGCCATCACCGAGGGGACAAATGTTACCTTCGCCGCCGGCACCTATTGGACGGGGCAAAAGTTCTGGTATACGGTGACAGCGGCTAGGTTTGCGGTCGGCTCCATCATCGTAGAAGGGATGCCGCTGGACGGCGATACGGTGGTGATTGGCGACAAAACTTATACCTGGCGCACGACGCTATCCTCCCCAGCGGTTGCCAATGAGGTCAAAATTGACACGCTGGGCCGCGAGATCTGCGCTGAGAACCTGCGCTGCGCGATTACGGCGGGGACTTACGAAGGAACCGGGGCAGGGGTGCGCTACGGCACCGGAACCGTTGCCAGCACCAAGGCGAGCGCGGCCAGAAATGACAGAACCCTCGCGTTAACCGCACTGACAGCCGGAACGGCAGGAAACATCCTGACTTTGACTGTTGACGGAACACGCCTGAAGAAAACCGCTTTCAGCGGCGGCGCGGCTTCTGTGCTGGGGACGCTATACTGGACGCCGGGCAGCAAGCTGTATAAGACAACGGCTTCTGTTCCGGGCGGCAGCTGGAGCACGGCTGCGGAGCCTGCGATATCCGGCGTGCTGTCGAGCCGGAAGAAACTCGATA